AAAAAAGACAAGCCTGGTGGCCCAATGGTTAGCAAGCGTCTTGCAGCACTAGACAAAATTCAAGAGCTTGCAGCAAACGCCAAAACAATGGCACCAGCTGTCAACAGCCAGTACGACGAAGCAATGATTAACATTGCAAATAATCTTGGTCTGCCAAGTGTAACTCCTGAAGTCCTTAAAAAGACGTTTTCACGTGTCACACCAAACACAGATCTAGGCATGATTGCTGCAGATTATCTTCGTGCTATTGGTGTTATGGACGACGCTGGTGTAATCAGTACTGACGAGGATGTCGATATTGATGAAGTCGTTTCTCAATATAAAGATGACTTTATTGTGCTGCTTAAAGCGCTTCAAAAAGCAAAAGCTATTGGCGACTTTGGCTTAGCGTTCAGAACGTCAGCAGGCGGCAGAATGTATCCTGTACATATGCTTGTTCCTGAGTTGCCAGCACTTGTTGCAAAGGCTGAATTAAACAACGTCCGCAAATTTGAAAATAGAGCTAAGCCAACCCATTGGGAAGGCAAGATCGAAATCAACGGACACCCGTTTGGCCAATACGACAACACTGAAGCATTTATTGACCGCGAGCAAAAGCAAGCACTTGTCATTAACGACAAGATCTATGAAATGATAGACAAGATGCAGTCAACACCACAAACGCACCGTGGCTTAGACTTAATCTTCAAAAAAGACGGCACAACTGACAGCGCATATACTTTGGCTGCAGCAGAAGCGTTAAAGCAATACAAAGACAACACGGGCGAAAACGGTGGCATGACACCATTGTTCATGAAACGCCGTGCCCAAGATCGTCTTCGTGTTGACACATTAAATGGCTCTGCTTCGTACCAAGGCAAAGGCGGCAAAGCTATGTGGGAGTTTCCTAATTGGGAACCACTTGGCGAAACTGGTTTTGAGCAGATGCTGCACAGCATGCGCGATCATTTTGGAATATCTAATGAGCTTCCATACAATGAACGCATTGGCTTTTTGTTTGGCACTGTCGGCCAATACATGCAACTTGCAGGACGACCAGCAAGCGACGCAATACCGCAGTCTGACTTAGACATGCCTCTCATTGACTATTTAGTAAGCGCTTATGGTCAACCAGGCAGCTACGTTTACAGTCACACTCGCGGAGGCACGCCAAAGCTATTTTTAGACAAGCAAAGTGGCACAACACTGTATCAGAAAAACCACGCTTTGTTCGATGTAGCAGATCATGGCTTTGAAATACAACGTGCTGCTATTGAGCTAGGTCGCATGCGCGCGTATCTGGAAAATATAATTCCAGACGCAAAGAAAATGCCATCTAGTGAGCTGTTTATGCTGCCGGAAGCACAACAGGCTGTTGCAGACTTTAGGTCTAGCTATCCTGTTTGGTTTGACGGAACATCGTCTTCATACCAGCTTCACGCTGTACTAACAGGCGACGCAAATTTAGCACAAGAAACAAATCTTGGCCCTATGGACCCTGATGGCCCAGGCGGCGATTTGTATAGACCTGGTGCTGAATACTTGCAGCGTGCACTTAACTTACCACAAACCAAAACTCGTAAAATTACTAAGAAGTTTATCAGTAATAGGCGCAGTTATGGCCAAGTTAAGCTCACAGCAATGAAATCTGGTGCAGATGAGATAGCAAAGTCAGTGCCTTCTTATGCCGAGCGTGACGAGAGTGGACAGTGGACACAAGAAACTAAAGATAGTTTGAAGCAAATTCAAAATGATCTTGAGCTTCAGTTTGACTCACGGTTCCCTGGTGCTGCTATGGCAGAGGGTGTCGCTAAAGCTATTGCTAAGTCAATGTATGACATGCAAGGCCAAGACATGTTTGCAGTGCGGGTGCCGTTACCAGACGGCGACGTGGCTGTTTACACAGGCAAGCTGCCTGACAGTGCAAAAAAGCGCGTAAAATGGAATATGAGCAAAGATAAAAGCATCGCCGTGCCTGTGTATGAAGACAAAAAAGCTATCACAGGCTTTGCTGCGTTTTTGAACCATTCACTAGACGCTTATGTACAACGAGAGTTGGCTAAGCGCCTACGAGCTTCTGGCACAACAGGCTTTATGCATACACATGATGCGTTTGCAGTACACGCTAAAAACGGCGAGATGATGCGTCAGCTGTATTGGCAAATTCTACGCGAAATTGCTGCTCAGCCAATTTACGCAAAAATCTTAGAAGCAAACGGGCTCAATCCTGCAGCTATGTCTGTCAAATACAACGTAACGACAGAAGAAGGCTCGCAGTCTATGGAGCGCCCAATGCCTGAGGTGCTGCAACAAATTGAACAACAGAAGTCTATGACTTTTGGTTCAGAGGCAGAGCCTAATATGTATGCACTGTCATAAAAATTTAAGGAGAGCAAATTGAAATCTTACGAGCTATACGAGCTTATCGAGGTTTTCGACAAATTGATGAGTGATAAGCGTTTTACTACAAACGCAAGGATTGCAATGGGGCAAGAGTTTATTAGCTCTTTGCCCCCAGCGTCTTTAATTAAAAACGCATCGCAGACATATATGATTGTTCACAATTACATGGCATCTGTGCTGCAGGGAGCGATTGCAAATGAGCAAGCCAAAAGCAGTAGTCAATCCAAAGTCAAAGAGACTAGTAGCAGCACCACAGATAAAACCAGCGTGGACAGAAAAGAATATGCATCTGCATCCAATAAAACGGATGAAAGCAGAGGGCGGGGAAAGATGGCAAAAACATCTGGAACACCTGCGAAGCGTGGGAGCAAAAAATCATAGGCCGGTTGGAGTACCAGACGGCTGGGGTCGGCAACTAGATAAACTGGCAGACGTTCGTGAACAATTACGGATTAAAGCAGAACAGAAAGTACAGCAAATGATTGAACAAGGTTTATTACCGTCAGATGACGATATTGCCAAACGCGCTGTCACAGTTTTGCTTGAGATCGCTGAAGGACCTGATGCAGCAACCACAAAAGCTGGTGCAGCAAAAGCTCTTTTGGAGTTCACCAAGCAGAAGCCCGTGAACAAGCATGAAGTAAAGGCAGTCGCAGAAGAGTGGCTGGCAAGTCTAGATGACAACAGCAAAAGCACAGAAGATCAGGAAGCGATTGAGGGATGAATTTGGGTTTTACTCAAAAAACGCCCTTAAAATTAGAACAAAAGACGGTGATGTAACGCCGCTTGCCCTTAACGACGCTCAACAAATATTGCTTCAAAAAATTGAAGAACAGTATGAAGCAGAGGGCAAAATTAGAGTTATCATTTTAAAAGCTCGGCAAATGGGACTGTCTACTATGGTAGGTGGTTGGCTTTATTGGTGGCTGTCACAGCGTAAAGCACAGCGTGGATTAGTTGTAACTCACCACGCAGACAGTACTAGGGCTTTGTTTGATATGACTCGCCGCTATCACGAGAATTGCCCTGAACCAATCAAACCACAAACAAAATACTCATCACGACGCGAGCTTAACTTTAATATTTTAGATAGTTCGTACGTTGTTGCAACAGCAGGTGGTGAGTCAGTTGCGCGTGGTGAAACAGTAACAGTCGCACACTTATCAGAATTAGCTTTCTGGTCGCCATCAACAGCTGAAGAAAACTTTAACGCAATTATGCAGGCTATTCCAAATAAACGGAATACCGCTGTGTTCGTTGAGTCTACAGCTAATGGTGTATCAGGCAAATTTTATGATTTGTGGAAAGGCGCTATTGAAGGCACAAACGGTTTTATACCAGTGTTTTTGCCGTGGTTTATACAAGATGAATACGAAGAGCCTTGGGTTTATGGTGATGATTTTACACCAGAAGAACAAGAGTTAATAGACAAGCACAGTTTGTCTAAAGAGCAGCTTGCTTTCAGACGCAAGAAAATTGCTCAAAACGGTATTGATCTATTTAGACAAGAATATCCTGCAGATGCTGATGAAGCATTTTTGACATCAGGTAGACCTATTTTCAATCCTGACCAGTTGTTGAAAATGATTGAAGCAGCTGAGCCACATGTAGCGCGCATGGCGTTAGAAGCAGATGAGTGGGTAAAACATCCACGAGGCGAGCTAACGTTATACAGAGATGTAGAACCAGGTGAGCAATACACAATTGGTGCTGACGTAGCTATGGGTATTAGAGGCGGCGACTTTTCAGTTGCACAGATTTTAGATAGTAAAAAACGCCACGTCGGCTCTTATAGAGCACACGTTCATCCAGATTATTTTGCAGATATTTTGCTAAGACTGGGTGAATTTTTTAACGACGCCTACATTATTTGTGAAAGTAATTCGCACGGGTTGTTGACGTGTACACGGATTTACAAAGATTACGGTTACACAAATTTTCATACAGAAATAGTGGTCGACAAAATAAGCGATAAAGAAACCGTTAAGCTAGGTTTTTCAACAACAGCAAAAAGCAAGCCACTTGTAATTAACGAGTTGCGCGCTTCGTTGCGTATGGACCAGCTTGAAATACACGACAAAGTAACTCTGCGCGAAATGCTGACATACATTGAAACAGAAACAGGAAGCATGGAAGCCGAAGCAGGCTGTCATGATGACTGCGTAATGGCGTTAGCAATTGCGAATTACGGTCACCAACAAGGTTGGGAGCCAGTACAAGTTTTAGAAGATTATTACAGTGAGGCAATCTAATGGCTGAGACATTCACAGCACTTACAGAAGATGAGCTGCTTGGTCTCGTTCAAAACGAGATAAAAGGCTCTATCGGTTATTCCGATGGTGACCTTAGCCATGAACGGCAGCAGATGCTCAGATATTATCACGCTGAGCTTCCAGAACGCCAATCAAACGGCAACAGCAGCTATGTGTCGCAAGATGTGTACGATGGTGTTGAAGGCTTGAAAGCTTTGCTGCTTGAAACCTTTTCATCTGGAACCGACGTCGTTCAATTTGCGCCGCAAGGTCCAGAAGATGTAGATATGGCACGTGTGTGCACAACTTACACCAATTACATTATTCATCGCCAGAACGACGGTTTCTCTATTTATAGAGATATTATTCACGACGGGCTGATGGCACGCAATGGTGTTGCAAAAGTCTATTGGGATAATAAAGTCGATGTTCTTGAAGAAGAATTTCAAGACTTAACTTCAGACGAGCTTGACGGCTTGATGGCTAATCCAGATGTAGACGGACTGCAGTCGTTAAATGACAGCGACGGTTTACTAAGCGGTGTTATACGCAAAAATATTAATAAATCTAAAGTGTGTATCGAAATTGTACCACCAGAAGAATTTATTATTAACCCAATGTCAAAAAGCGTTAACGATGGCTTTGTTGCTCACCGGCGCACAATGCGTAAAGCAGATCTTATTGAGATGGGATTCGATGCAGAGCTTATCGAAGGCATCGGCAGCGACGAAGATCCACTAGGTGAAAACTACGACGAAAGATATTATAGACACGAGCAAGTTGGTCCACAAAAGCTGACACCAGACGAGCACAACTACCAAGAACAAATGAAACAAATTGTTGTGTATGAGTCATATGTTGAAGCCGACATGGAAGGTGACGGTGAAGCTCGGCTTTACAAGACAATTACAGCAGGCAACACAATGCTTGATGTTGAAGAAGTCGATCGCAGACCATTTATTGTCTTTACACCTGTTCCAGTTCCGCATGCGTTCCATGGCGAAAACTTTGCGTATAAGTTGATGCCTACACAAAATGCGCGAACAGCACTTATGCGGTCTATTTTAGATCATGCGTCTGTAACTACTAATCCAAGATATTTAGTGCAAAAAGGCGCGCTTACTAATCCACGCGAGCTGTTGGATAATCGTCTTGGTGGCATTGTAAATGTAACACGCCCTGATGGTGTTCAACCACTGCTGCAAAATCAGCTAAACCCGTTTATTTTTCAGACAATAATGCAGCTTGAAGAAGACAGCGAAAACACGTCTGGAATATCTAAGCTTTCGCAAGGTTTGAATAAAGACGCGGTCAGCAAACAAAACTCTGCTGCCATGGTCGAAAATCTTGTTAGCTTGTCGCAGCAACGGTCAAAAATTATTGCAAGAAATTTCGCGAATAGTTTTTTGAAACCTTTGTTTGTCGAAGTATACCGACTTGCAATAGAAAACGAAGACTATCAAAAGATTATCGATGTTGCTGGCAACTACGTTCAAATCAACCCAAAAGACTGGGCTGAAAGAAAAGACGTAGAAGTTTCATTTAAACTTGGTTACGGCGAAACAGAACGCGAAGCACAAAAATTTCAAGCGCTTCACGCAATGCTGTCACAAGATCCAGGTATTCAACCGTTTTACACAACGCAAAATAAATATGCCATGGTTCGCCAGGCAATGCTCAATGCTGGCATTAAGGATGTTGACACATACTTAACACCACCTGAGCAAGTGCCTCCGCCTCAGCCTGATCCTGCACAAGAACTTGCTATGCAAATGCAGATGAAGCAGATGGAACTTGAAGAGCGCAAGGTAGCGTTACAAGAACAAGAACTGCAACTTAAAGCACAAATGGAACAAGAGCGTATGAAGCTCGAGCGTGCCAAAGTTGAGGTCAATGTTTCTACTCAGTACAGCGCTGAAGAACGCAAAGACTTTGATTCAGAAGTGCGCGCGGATATTGGCTACAAAGAGCTTGAACTTGCTAAATCTACACCTGCAGCCGAACGCACAGCAATTGTAAGTCCAAACTCATAGGTTGTATTATGCCAACTAAAAAGAAAGAGCCTCGGCTGTCTGTCGGCCGAGGTGAAAAACTACCTGCGTCAAAAGGTGCTGGGCTAACAGCCAAAGGTCGAGCCAAGTACAACCGCGCGACAGGCGGAAAACTTAAACCGCCAGTAACAGGAAAAGTTAAAAAAGGTAGCGCTGCTGCAAAGCGCCGGAAGTCATTTTGCGCCAGATCAAAAGGCTGGACAGGTGAACGCGGCAAAGCAGCAAGGCGCCGCTGGAAATGTTAATTTGGTCAAGGAGAGACTATGGAAGACCAAGAAATTATTGAGCAGGGTACTCAAGCAGAGGTGCTGCTCGGAAGTGACGCGTTTACTAAAACCGTCAACGGCTTACTCGATCAATATGTAAGCCTTTTTTTCTCAACTGATCCGCTACAGAAAGACGAGCGAGAAATCGCATATCACTCTGCGCGGGCAATGCAAGAAATCGTAAACACATTGAACCAAAAGGTAATGATGAAAAATCAGATCCTTGAGGCAAAGGAGTAATAAATGTCCGAGACTACTGAAACTAGCGTCTCCGAGAACCCTGAAGGTCCATCAGTGGACACAGCAATTAATGCTTTTATGAAGCGTTGGGAAGACTCTCCAAAAGAGGAGACATCGGAACACGTCGAAGAAAGCGAAGCAGAATCTGTCGAAGAAGTAAGCGAAGATACAGATGATGCTGAAGACTATGAAGTTGTCGAAAGTGAAGAAATAGACCTCGATGACGTCGAACCAGAACACGATGATGAAGAGTATGAAGATGATGACTACGAGCCACAAGTGGCTTCAGATGATCTTGTTACTAAAATCAAAGTTGGTGAAGACGAATACGAAGTATCTGTCAAAGACTTGAAACGATTATACGGTCAAGAAAAGTCGCTTACAAAAAAATCGCAACAAGTTGCAGAACTACGCAAAACTCTTGATAGCGAAGTACAAAAAAATGCAGTCATATTAAAAACGCTGTTGGAAAAAGCTGAAGAAAAGCTGAAGCCATACGCTGAAATTGATATGCTGTTAGCTTCGCGCCAAATGGAGCCTGATGATTTTGCGCAGCTTCGTAAAGAAGCACAACAAGCGTACGATGATTATCAGTTTTTAAATCAAGAGTCAGATAAGTACTTAGAAGTAGTCCAAGCCTCGCGTCAGCAGGAACTGAAAGAGCGAGCAGCTAAAACTATTGAAACTTTGAAGCAAGAAATACCAGACTGGTCAGAAGATCTTTACAACAAAATTCGGAAATACGGTGTTAGCCAAGGCATTAGCCAAGACGACATCGATCAACTTGTAGATCCTGCCGCAATCAAACTGGTGTTAAAAGCAATGAAGTACGATCAAGGCAAAAAAGTTGCCGTAAAGAAACGTACAAAAGCTCCTCAAAGAGTACTGAAATCTGGTGCTACAAAACCCGTAAATCAAAACAAACGTGTCAAACAACAAACAATGGACGCGTTGGCAAAGTCTGGAACAACAGACGCAGCTCGGGATGCATTTTTAGCGCGTTGGTCTGCTAGTGACTAATCTTTAGCCCTATAAGAGGAATCAATGGCTACATATACTACGTACAATCAGATTGGTATCAAAGAAGATATTTCTGATATTATCTCAAACATCTCGCCAACAACTACACCATTTTTGTCGTCAATTGGTAAAGAGTCTGTAAAAAACACACTGTTTCAGTGGCAAGAAGACTCGCTTTCCGCAACTGCAGAAAATGCAGAGATTGAAGGCTTTACTGCTTCAGATCTAACCTTGACACCAACTGTCATGCGTTCGAACCATACTCAGATCCAGTCAAAGACCATTAAAATCTCAGCAACGGCTGATGCTATTGACGCATACGGACGTGCACAAGAGACTGCTTACCAACTTTCAAAGAAAGCTGCTGAATTTAAGCGCGACATTGAATTTAACTTGGTTGGTAACCGCGCATCGAACGGCAACGACGCTGCTGCAGGTTCATCTTCAGCTGCTCGTTTAACAGCAAACATTCATGGCAACGACGCTGGTTCGAATGCTGTTATTGCCTCTGCTGTTCAAGAAGCAGGTGGCTCTGCTGCTCTGTCTGAACAAATGATCCTTAATCTTGGCGACAAGCTTTATGACGAAGGTTCAGAAGTTTCAGTCTTGATGATTAAGCCTGCTGACTCAACAGTCATTGCTGGCTTTACTCGTTCAGCGGTTGGTTCAGGCAACGCTCGCCAAGAGCACTTTGTTAATGGCGGTCGTACATTGATGAACGTTGTGGACGTCTACATTTCGCCTTACGGCGAGCAACGCGTTGTAATGAACCGCTTCATGAAGACTGACGTTGCGTTCATGTACGATCCAGCAAACTGGAAAATCTGTGAACTGCGCCCAATGACTCGCGAATTGCTTGCGAAGACAGGCGACGCAGATATGCACATGATGGTGACAGAATACGGACTTAAGCATGCCAACTACAAGGCATCAGGTCTGATCACAGCTATCACCTAACTGTTTAATGTGGGTGTCCTCGGATTTAGCTCTCCTTGCCGAGGGCACCTGCATTTTAAGGAGACACAACAATGAATCCAATTGATAGATTAATTGATGCCGATCTTGGTGTCATGCAAGACGCAGACGGTCTTTACCAAACACGCACTCAAAAAATTACAAATGAATTTATGCAGTCGCTGCAAGATCAGCGCGACGCTGGTGGTTATACAGACAGCGGAGAGATGCTCAAGATGGCGTCAATCCCTGTAGTTATTGTCGAGCAAATGATGAAAGAAGGCATAGACGTTTATAAGTCGCCAATTAAAGACATCATCAAGTGGTTAAAAAATAACGACATGGACCACTTTTTAACGACAACTAAGAGGATTTAATATGGCAACTTTTGCTGAGCTAAAACAAGATGTAATCAACTTGATTAATCGTAATGATTGCACCGACGCACTTGCAGCTTCGTTTGTAAACTTAGCCCAGCGCAGATTGCTAAGAACACTTCGGTTGCCATCATTAGAAAAAATTCAAACAGTCATTAGTGGCACAACAATATCTACAATTTTTAATAGCACAACTGGTGCTTACAGTTTGCCTGCTGATTTTTTAGAATTGATTTACATTTACGACAACGACCGTATTTTAGAGCGCATACCGCTTCGCAAATTCTTAGAATATTCTAAAAACAATTCAGCTTCAGGCAAGCCACGGTATTACACACGTGTAAAAAACACATTTGAATTAATGCCAAAACCTCAAGCAGCCCACGAATTTTATGTCGTGTACGCAGCTGACGACACAACGCTTGTAAATAACACTGACACAAATGTTTTGTCGTTATCTTGCCCAGATTTATTGATTTATGGCGCAGTTTTATATGCTGCCGACTATTTCAATGATTCTCGCAAAGCACAATTTGAAGATGTTTATAACAAAATTTATATGGACGTAGCAGCATTGGCTGACGCAACAGACGCAGCAACCGCTGACGCTTCAGTGCAACCGTCTTTTACATACCAAAGCGATCTTTTGAATTAGGTGAAGCATTATGTCAAAAAGTTCTGTATTCCAAACAATAGGTACTGATCCTGTTCAAATTTCATCTTCTGTTGCGCTGCTTGAAGACTATGTAACAGACAGTGCAGCAAACGCCGCTGCAGCAGCAGCTAGTGCGTCTACAGCTGCTTCAAACGCAAACGCTGCGGCTTCAAGTGCAGCTTCAGTTGTTACGTCAGTCAACAGTGCCGCAGCAAGTGCTTCTGCTGCCAGCAACAACGCAACCAATGCTGCTGCAAGCGCAACCAATGCTGCTGCAAGCGAGTCTGCAGTTATAACAAACGCAAACAATGCGGCGACAAGTGAAGCCAACGCAGCAACAAGTGAAACTAACGCTGCCACTAGCGCAACTAATGCTTCAACTAGCGCAACCAACGCTGCAACTAGCGCCACCAGTGCCTCATCAGATGCCACCGCAACAGCCGCAGATCGTTTAGCCACGGCTGCTGACCGTGTTGCTACTGGTAACGATGCCACAGCTACCGCCGCCGACGCAGTGTCCACAGCCGCTGACGCCGTATCGACAGCCGCTGATGCAACAGCAGCCTCTACATCGGCGACCAACGCTGCAACCAGTGCGACTAATGCCGCAACCAGCGAAACCAATGCAGCCGCAAGCAACACCTTGGCGCAAGAATGGGCATCCAAGATAAACGGCATTGTTGATAGCACTGAGTATAGCTCAAAAGCGTGGGCTGTTGGTGGCACGGGCGTAACAACTACTGCTGGCGCAGGGCCAGCTAAAGACTGGGCTACAAAAGCTACAACAGTCGACGGTACAGAACACTCAGCTAAATCTTATGCTGCCGGTACATTGTCTGCCCTCAATGGTAGCGCGAAGCAGTGGGCATTAGGAGGCGGCGGCAGCTTCGATAGAGACACAGCCGTAACAGGCACTGGAATTACATCTGAATACTCAGCCCGGTATTGGGCAAACCAAGCAGCCAACTCGGCGCAAGACTTCGTTGATGTGTATTACGGCGCGTTTACTAACGACACTGCCGCTGAAGACTATCAGATCAACGACAATGGTGGCTCGGTGAACGTAGGTGATTTGTACTTCGATAGCACAAACAACGTAATGCGTGTTCGTTCATTCAGCGGCTGGAATGATGTCGCAACAGACACGACAAACTTTGCGACTAAAGGCTTCGCTACAGCAATGGCAATCGCACTATAGGACATAGAGATGGCACAAAACTTTAGAAGATATCACTTAAATGCCGTGGGCGTTTCTGCGGCTGACATCCCTGATGCAGCGAACTTTCCGACCGGATATCACACGATCATTAGTATCCGTATGGCTAACGTGACCAGCAATATGGTCATGGCATCAGCCTACATCAACAATGGCACAGATGACGTATCGCTTGTTCTAAATGCCCCCATTCCGGCTGGATCGTCACTTGAGTTGATTGATGGTGGCTCAAAGATCGTGGTGACAGACGCAGACCGATTGTATGTCCAGAGCGATACTGCTGCATCAATGGATGTGACTGTTTCTGTCGTACAAGAAATTAGCGAATAGGTGCAGTCATGGGACACATAGGAAACACAGTCCAGACTGCCTTTACGTCATTCGATAAGCAGACGATCACTGGTACTGGCGGCACCACATACACGCTGACGCATAGTGTTGCTAATGAACGTGAGATTGAAGTCTTTGTGAACAACGTGCGTCAGGAACCATCAGTCGCTTACAACGTGTCTGGTAACACCTTGACTATGACTGGCAACGTGGCAAGCACAGATGACTTTTATGTTGTGTACCAAGGCAAAGCA